ATCTGGAACCCGATCTCGGTCGCCGCCGACGCCTACCGCGCCGAGAGCGGCGTCTACATCCGCCGCTTCCGCGAGCTGCTCGACGGCATGCGCGACGAGCTGAAGCCGGTCGACATCAAGGCCCCCGAGATCGGCTACACCTTCGGCGGCAAGTCCGAACTGTTCCATGCCCTGCTGCACACCGGCAACGGCTCGAACAAGTCCAAGCTCCTGCTCGGCAGGAACTGGGGCAAGAAGAACGCTGACGGCTCGCTCGACGACACCCGCTGGCAGTCGTTCGTCGACCGCCTGCACACCGAGGGCGTGCTGACCCAGAAGGACTGGACCTTTGTCCAAGCCGTGTGGGACTTGCTCGAAGAGACCAAGCCCGGCGCGCAGAAAGCTCACCGCGCAATCTACGGCCGGTACTTCGACGAGGTCAGCGCCGACCCGGTCGACACCCCTTTCGGCCAGCTGCGCGGCGGCTACGTCCCTGCGATGACGGACGGCTTCCTGGTTCAGGACGCCGCTCTGCGCGCCGAGCAGGAGGCCATCGAAGGCGGCGACAGCGCCATGTTCCCGGCGGCCTCGAACGGCTTCACCAAGTCGCGCGTCGAGGACTACACCCGCGAGCTGGCGTTGGACCTGCGCCTGCTGCCGATGCACATCGACAAGGTGCTGAAGTTCACGCACCTGGGCCCGCCCGTCCGCGACGTCGCCCGCATCCTGAAAGACCGGGGCTTCTCCCAGAAGCTGCAGGCCTACGACCCGACGGCCCAGACCGACCTGCTGCTGCCTTGGCTGCAGCGCGCCGCCAAGCAGCTGGTCGAGACCCCGTCCAAGGGCCGCGCCGGTAAGGCAGCCGACCGCTTCTTCAGCGCCGTGCGCAGCCGCGTCGGCATGCAACTGATGTTCGCCAACGTCGTGAACACGGCGCAGCAGGTCACCGGCTTCTCGAACGTGCTGCTGCGTGTCGACGCCCCGATCCTGGGCGACGCTCTGTGGCGCTACGTCCGCGACCCCAAGGGCGTCGCCGAAGCCGCCGCCAGCCAGTCGGTCTTCCTGGCCAACCGCATGTCCTCGGACATCTTCGAGGCGCGCCAGACCATCGCGCAACTCACCAAGCTGGACCCGTCGAAGACGGACGAGGCCGTGGCCTTCCTGCAGCGCAACGCCTACTTCATGCAGTCGGCGCTGCAGAACGTCATGGACGTCATCAGCTGGACCGCGGCCTTCAACCAGGCCTCGGGAAAGGGCGAGAGCGACCGCGACGCCGCGCGCTTCGCCGACAGCGTGATCCGCGAGACCCAGGGCACGATGGCCCCGGAGGATGTCTCGCGCTTCGAGACGGGCCCGGCGTTCATCCGCGTCTTCACGCAGTTCGCTGGCTACTTCAACATGATGGCGAACCTGAACGCCACCGAGGTGCAGCTGGTCGCCCGTGACGCCGGTCTCAAGAAGGGCATGGGCCGCCTGTTCTACGTCTACCTGATGGGCTTCGCGGTCCCCGCCCTGCTCGGCGACGCCATCGCCAAGGCGCTGCGCGGCGGGTGGGAAGACGAAGAGGGCGACGGCTATCTCGACGACCTGTTCGCTTGGTTCTTCTCGTCGCAGGCCAAGTTCGCTCTGGCCGCCGTGCCGGTCGTGGGCCAGGCCGCCAACGCCGCGCTGGGCGCGTTCACGAAGCTGCCCTACGACGACCGCATCTCGATGTCGCCCGCGGTGTCGGTGATCGAGAGCGGCCTGGGCACCCCGGCCGAGGTCTACCAGAGCTTGGTCGACGGCGAGAGCTTCAACCGCGCCGACACGCGCGACGCCCTGAACCTGCTCGGCGTCCTGACCGGCACGCCCATCGGCGCGCTGGCCAAGCCCCTGGGCTACGGCGTCGGCGTCGCGCAAGGCGACATCGAGCCGACCGGCCCGCTGGACGCAGCGCGCGGCGTCATCACCGGAGCGCCCTCGCCAGAGAGCAGGATGCAGTGACCTTTTCGGTATGTCTAAGGCCCGGCCTCGCCTCTAGGATCGCGCCCGTCCTTCGGAGCTTTTAATCTTGGCCATATCCTCGAGCACCCGCAAGGCCGGGCCGTTTCTCGGCAATGACGCGACGACGGTTTTCCCGTTCGCGTTCAAGGTCTTCACCGCCGCCGATCTGCGCGTCGTCCGCACCAACGCCCTCGGGATCGAGAGCGACCTGGTGCTCGACACCGACTACACGGTCGCGCTCAACTCGAACCAAAACAACGATCCCGGCGGCACGGTGACGCGCACCACGGCTCTGCCGACCGGCGAGAGGCTGACAATCACCTCCGATGTTGAGGCGCTCCAACCCCTGGTGCTGACGAACAACGGCGGCTTCTACCCAAGCGTCATCAACGACGCCTTCGACAAGATCACCATCATCGCGCAGCAGCTGATCGAACAGGTCGGCCGCTCGTTGAAGCTGCCGATCAGCTCTTCCGCCAGCCCCACCCTCCCCGACCCTGTGGCCAATCAGCTCATCGCGTGGAACAGTGGCGCGACCGGGTTTACCAACTTCGACCCCACGGACCTCGCCACCGTCGCCGCCTACGCCGACGCCTACATCGACTTGTTCACAGGCAACGGAACGCAGACCAACTTCACTTTGACCCACGGCCCGGCCGTGCTGGCCAACTTGTCTGTGTCGATCAGCGGCGTGGTCCAGGTCGGCGGCGAAGACTTTACTTGGGTCGGCACCACGCTCACCTTCGCGGTCGCGCCCCCGACCGGCACGCGCATCCAGGTGCGCTACACCCGCGCCATTCCGATCATAGACGTGGCCGCCGTGGAGCTGGCCCGCGATCTGGCGCAAGGCTACGCCTCCGACGCCGCCGGTGTCTCCGGCGTCAACGTGCCCTCCTACGCCTCGCGCGCATCTCTCGCCGGGGCCACGGTCGCGGCGGCCATCAAGCAAATCGCCACGCGGGGTTATGCCGCCGAGAGCGACGGTGGCGGCGCAACCTACGCCCGCACATCCTACGCGACGATTGTTTCCGCGGGCTACCCAGCGGCGTCCTACCAACGCTCGACCGACCGCATTATGCCAGACGGCTCCACGGACGCCACCAACGGCGGTTATTGGTTGATCGTAGAGCCGGTCACGCGCCCCGAAATGTTCGGGCCAATGACCACGACGACCGAGACGACGGCCGCGATGAAGGCTGCGGTCCACTTCATGGCGTTGACCAAGCGGCCCTTGGTTCTGCGCGGCTCGTACGACGTTAACGGAGAAATCGCCCCGAACATTACGATGGCAAACGCGGCCTACAATCTCCGGTTTGAAGGTGATGTGACGATCACCTACGACGCGTCGGCGGCGGCGACCGAATACTTCCTCGGCGTGTTCAGCACGGCGGCGACCAAGAACTACATCGGCCAGACAGGCGGCTCCCTGACCATCGTGGCCAACAGTAAAATACAGCGCGCCCTCTCGCTCGGTTGTGCCTCCGGCTCGTCGGCGATTGCCGGTGAGTGCCATGTGCGGGGTGTGCGGGTCACGAACGTCTACGGGCCCGCTGGGTCCAACGGGGTCGCCTACGCCATCGACATCTCGGGCCCATTCGCCCGGTACTCCCTGGACGATCTGGCGACGGACGGGGCGACGCGCGACGCCAGCCTGGACGCAACGGGCGATTGCAAAGGTCTGCGGGTTTCGCAGGCGCGCGTGGCTGTCGAGGTCACAAACTCGTCCTTCCTCAACGTCCAGAACGCCCTCCAAGATGCAGACGGAGCCGCGATCTTCGGCCCGCTGGGCGGAGGCGGGGTGCCCGTCGGGCCGCTCGCTCGCTTTGTCAACTGCACCTTCACAGGCAACAGGGGCCGCAGCTGCAAGACCCAGACGCGGCGTACGGAAGCCATCAACTGCGTGTTCGACCGGGGTGGCGTCGGAACAATCTCGGGCGGTCTGGAGATCGACGCGCAGTGCGGCGAGCTTTACGTTGAAAACTGCCGCATCAACATCGACGTGGCGGTTGGGGCCAGCTACTCCGTATTCGCTTCGCAGCTGACCAACCCTGACACCGCGCGCTTCACCACCATCCGCGACGTCGAGGTCCGCACGACGGTCGATTTCCCGAGGTTCTTCCTCACAGTCCTGGGTGCCAACTCGCCCAGCTCGACAGTCCTCATCGACAACGTCCGCGTCCTCGGCGTAGACGGTTTGGTGACGACGGCTCTGTCCCGGTCTTTTGTCGAGTTCCAGGCCGACCAAGTCAAGCTGGCGAGCACCAAACTCTCGATCACCGTGGCAAACTGTACTGTCCAGACCAACCTGATGCTGATCGGGTACACAGGCCACGACGGCACGGACCTTTCAGCAAAGCTCGCCATCCACGCCTACAACAACAAAAACACGCTGACGGTTGTCAGCAACAACCGAGTGTTCAACCAGTTGTCGGGCACGACGATTGCCAAGCTGACCGACTATACGTTCCGCGAGAACGAAAACTTCTACACGCATTTCGTAAACTGGGACATCAGCTTCGCGACGATCAAGCCGGGCAACGATTTCGTGGTGGAGCTGGCGGGGGCGACGGTTACTAGCGGCCCGAGCGGTCTGCCGGTGACGGGCTACGCGCGCATCGTCACGGGCACGGGGGAGCAGACGTTATGGAACGAGCTGCCGCGCGAAATCATCGTGGAAAACTACGGCCGCCACTTCTACACGCAAACCGGCACTTGGGTCGAGCTGGCCGACCGCGCCATGCTGGAAGGCACCGCGACCTTCGACGCCGCCTCTCTCGCCCTCGGTGGGTCTGGCGCGATCCAAACGCTGACCGTGACGGGCGCGGCTTTGGGCGACCTGACCCAAGCCTCTTTGTCCGTCGACCTGGCCGGTGTCGTCATCCACTCGTGGGTGAGCGCCGCCAACACCGTGAAGTATTTCGCCCACAACCTCGGGGGAGCCGACCCGGTTGATCTTGCGTCGGCCACCGCAAAAATACGGGTAGTCAAGTAGATGACCCTCCACTCTGACGCCCGCAAACTGAACTGGGCCATGATCGGCGTCATACTGACGCTTGGCCTCCAGATCGCCGTGCTCATCTTTTGGGGCGGCGGCATCAACCAGCGCGTGGCCAGCCTCGAGCGCATCGTCGGCCCTCTCGCCGACGGGACGCTGGCGCGCCTGGACGAGCGCACCCAGGCCATGAAGGAACAGCTAGACCGGATCGAGAAGAAGGAGGGAGAATGACCGACAACCAAGACCCCCTCCCCGAACCCTCGTTCCACTGGCGTCGCTGGGTCACCATCGGCTACGTCGTGTCGACCACGATCCTGCTGGTCGGCATCATCTGGAAGCTCAGCGAGGGTGGGCCGCTGCGCGACGTGGCCCTGGCCCTGATCGGTTCGCAGGCCTTCTTCGCCCTCCTCTACATGGGCGGCGCGTCGGCCGCCGACCTCGCCCGCATCGTCGCAAGCTGGAAAAAGCCATGAGCAACGTCTTCGGTTCCCGGTCCCTCTCCCGCCTGAAAGGCGTTCACCCTGACCTGGTCAAGGTCGCCCACCTGGCCCTGTCCTACAGCCCCCTCGACTTCATGATCACCGAGGGTCTGCGGACCCGCGCCCGGCAGCAGGAGCTGTTCAACGAAGGTGCGTCCAAGACCCTGAACAGCCGCCACATCACGGGCCATGCGGTCGATGTCGCGGCCCTGGTCGGCGGCAAAGTGCGCTGGGACTGGCCCCTCTACCCGCGCATCGCGGAGGCTTTCAAGCGGGCGTCCAAGGAACTGAACGTGCCGATCATCTGGGGCGGCGACTGGAAGAGCCTGCGCGACGGTCCCCACTTCGAGCTGGACCGGAGGCGCTACCCATGAAGAACCCCTTCCCCCTCCGCACCTGGCTGATCCTGGCGGCCGTTGTCGTCGCCGTGCTGTCCCTGCTCTCGTGGCGCGGGGCATGCACCTCTGCGGACCAGGCCAAGGACCAAGCCACCATCGCCGACGCGCGCACCGCGACGGCAAGCGAGACCTTTGAGATCACCGTCAACAACGCGGCGGCCGACGCCGCCACCCGGACCCAGGTACAGGAGGCCCAAGATGCGGTACGCCAAGCTGATCCTGCTGACCGCGAGCGCGTTGCTCGCTACCAGCTGTGCAAGCTCCAGGGTATCAGCGCCTGCTGAAGGCTGCTCGGTCTTCGGCGAGGCCATCTTGGGCAACGTCGTCGGCCACGCTACCCTCGCCGACAGCGGCGTGCCGCTGGACGACTGGCGCAACTACGCCCTCGACGAGACCGGCCGCCTCACGCAGTCGGAGCGCGACAAGAAGGACGGCCTCGCCGTCATCAAGCTGTGCGAGGCGCGAGACCAGCGTGCCTACCGTGCCGTCAACGCCCCTTGGTATGCCTTCTGGGCCCGCTGAAAGAACGAGACCATGACCACCTTCGTCCCTCAGTCCCTGCTCGCCGAGGACTACCCGACCGCCGCTGAAGTCCTGGCGCTGGCCAACATCATCTGCCCCATCGGAACGGTGATCGACTACGCAGGCACCGCCGAACCGGCTGTCGTGCAGGGCGTGACGTGGGTCTTCCCTTACGGGCAAGCGGTCAGCCGCTCGACCTACGCCACGCTGTTTGCCCGCCTCGGGACCACTTACGGTTCGGGGGACAGCACGACGACCTTCAACCTGCCCGACTACCGGGGCCGACCAGGCGCTGGCCGGGACGACATGGGGGGCACCTCGGCCAACCGCCTGACCGCCGCGGTGTCGGGTATCGACGGTGACGTGCTCGGCGCTTCGGGCGGTGACGAGCGGCTGCACGCACACACGCACACGGTCACCGACCCGGGCCACACCCACCTAATCTCGCCGCCCTCGTCGAGCGACGTCACCAGTTCGGGCTCGACCGCGACAGGTGCCGGCGGCGGTGAAACCGTCACGTCGTACAACAGCGGCTCGGCCACCACGGGTATCACCCTGGCCGACACGGGCGCAGGCGCGAGCCAGAACGTGCAGCCGACGATCATCGTGAACAAACTGATCCGGGTGCTCTAAAGCAAAAAGCTCCGGCCGCTGGGAAGGACAAGTAACCAGCGGCCGGAGCTTTGGGCGTGACACGCGCTTGATCGCGCGCCACTCATCCCACGGCCCCGTCTCCCGGGAGGCTGTGAGGTCAGCGGCTAACCTAACACAGATCGGTGCTAGATCAAACCCAAAGCTGACAGATAGAGATCGAGGATCGCCTCTTCCTCTTGGCGCTTGGCCTTGTCCATCTTGCTGATGCGAAGCACCTTGCGCAGGGTCTTCACGTCATAGCCCTCGCCCTTGGCCTCGGCGAAGACCTCCTTCATGTCGGCCATCACGGCGGCCTTGTCCTCGTCGAGACGCTCGAGGCGCTCAATGATGCCGCGCAGGCGGCCCTGCGCGTTGTCGTTCAGCACGTCGGGGCTGGCGTCGAAGTATGCGTCGTCGGTCATGTGTTCCTCTTCATGGCGTCGAGCATGATCTGCTGGACGCTCCTCTTGGTGTTGAGCCGCTCTAGTTTCAGTTCGTCCACAGTCCCCGCGGCGACAAGGTAGTGGACGAATACGCGCCGGTTCTTTCCGGCCTGCTGTTGGCGCATGGGGCCCACGCGCTCGATGATCTGGTCGTGCTCTTCGAGGTTCCAATCGAGCGAGAAGAACGCCAGCTCGTGGCTGTGCTCCTGCAGCCCGTCTACCCCGTGGCCCAGAGAGGCCGGGTGCGCAAACCAAACTCGGCCCTCGCCTGCCTTAGCGCGGCGCAAGCCAACTGGCGTCGACAGGTCGATGCCGTTGGGGAAGGTGCGCTGGAGCCGTTCGAGATCGTGCCGCCAGTTGTAGGCGACAAGCACGGGAGCACCGGCCGCTTCCTCGATGATGCTCCCCAGGGCCACCAGCTTGACGTCATGAACCTCATGCCACTTCCTTTCTTCCTCGTTGTCGTAAACCGCGCCCGACGCCAGCTGCCCGCATTTGCCCGTGCGCGCCGCGGCGTTCGCCGCCTCGATGCCGACCGCCTTGATCTCGGTCCACATCTTGCGCTCCATCTCGCGGTACTGCGCCCGGGCCTTAGCTGGCAGCTCGACGTAAATCACGTTCTTGACGTGATCCTCCACGTCGACCTCGGTGGTCAGGCAGATGTCGCGGATCGCCGTCTCGATCTGCTCCTGCGCGAAGGGCAGCGGGTCGATGCTGAAGCCGTCGAACGACTTCTGGAACCACCGCTCCTTGAAGCTCTCGAACGTGCGGCCCAGACGCTGGCCAGCGTCGAGAAACCAGCCCTGGCCCCAGAGGTCTTGCAGCCCGTTCGGCGACGGCGTGCCCGTCAGGTTGATCCAGCGCGGCGTGCGGTGGGCGACGCGCCCTAGGGCCCTGGCCCTGGTCGAGCCGCCGCCCTGGTAATAGGTCTTGCCGGTGGTCGGGTGCGTGCGGAAGCCGCCACGGAAGCTCTTCAGCTTGGTGCTCTCGTCGGCGATCACCATGCCGAAGGGCCAGTCGCCGTCGAGCTTCTCGAGCAGCCACGGCAGGTTCTCGTAGTTGATCGTGGCCAGAGGCGAGCCGCCCCTTCGCACACGGCCGAGAGCTGCCAGCCGTTCGGCAGGCGTGCCGAGGATCGTGTCGACCTGCCACCCCGCGCAGAAGTCCCACTTCTTGACCTCGTCGGGCCAGGTGTGCTCGGCCACCCGCTTCGGCGCGATGACCAGCGCCGGTCGCGTGACCTCGCCGCAGAGGTGGAGCAGGTCGAGGGCGGCCAACGTGGCCGAGGTCTTGCCCGTGCCCATCCCCGCCCACTGACCGGCGCGCACGACCTCGCAGGCGTGGTCGATCATAGCCGGTTGCCAGGGCCTGGGGACGTACTCACGGGACAAGGCGCAGGCCCCAAGGATCGGGGAACTGGTTATTCAGCACGCCTGGCTCACCTGCCCGGCGCAACGCGCCGATGACCGAGTTGCGGGTGCGGCCCAGTATCCCGGCGATGTACGCCGCGCTGCGACCGGCACGCCGGTGGCGTATGGCCCGGGCCAACTCTGCGGCGGTCCAGGTTTTGTGGGCGATGCTGCCGCCCGTCGGCTTCGGGGCGCGGCGCTCTCGGATTTGGTGGTAAGGGTTCACTGTGTCCTCTCCTCAATGTAATCGTCGACTGCCTCGATGCTGTCGAGGGTGAAGACCGCGCAGCCCAGGCTGCGCAGCTTGGCGTGCTCCCGCTCCTGATGCGGATCGGGCTTCTTGCCGGGGGCCTTCAGCTCGACGAAATGAACCTTCGCGGCGATGAGCGGAACGCCGTACTGCTGGGGGCCTTGAGGCCAGATCACCAACCGATCCGGCGCGCCGCGGTGCCCCGGCCAGACCATCTTCCTGACCAGCGCCCCGGCGGCTGTCGCCTTCTTGCGCAGGTGCATCTCGACTGTGCTCTCACGCATCAGATGTGCTTCCATGTTCGCCGGGTGCGGATGCCCCAGACGTGCGCAGGGTGGACGTTGTAAAGCGTGGCCACCGTGATGTGGTCGAGTTTTAGGGCGCGAATGTTACGCACGTCGTTCTCGGTCAGCTTCGCCATGCCGTGGCGCGAACCTCTCGGTCTGACGTCGTTCACGATGCTATCTGCCGCATTGTCCTTGTGCGTTCCGTAGCAGAGATTGGCCAGTCGGTTATCGCCCTTCCGGTCGTTCAAGTGGCGCGCGACCTGCCCGTCAGGTTTTGGGCCGACGAAGGTAGCGAGCACCAGATCGTGGATCGTATGCTGCTGGCGTTTGCCTTCTCCCGCCAAGGTGACGACGTGGTAGCCGTTGCCCTTGACGGCTGGTTGGAGAATGCGCCCGCGCCGGATCGCCTCCCCGAGCCCGCCCTTCCCGGCAGCGACGTATCGGTCCTTCGAGCGCACTCGGCCACGGTCGCTGACCTCGTAATAGTCACCTTCCCAGCCTTCGATCTTGCGCCACTGTTCTCTCATTTTTGGTATCTAGCGCCTTCCCAACCAGCCGCTGCCAGAGGCAGGCCTTGTGCCCACGGGGGGACCGTGGTCATTATTGAGGAGAGACGATCAACCGTAAACTGGTCACTGTCAATAGGCTCCGTGACCAGCTCGTCGTGACAAGTTAAAATAATAGGGAACCCGGCCGCCTCGGCCTCGGCCATGTTGTGCGCCAGCACGTCGCGAGCCCCGCCCTGCGTGGCGTTCTCGATCAGCTTGCCGCCGTAGGTGTGCAGCCGCTCCCATTTCCGGGTGTACTGGTTGACACCCATGTACGTCAGCTTGCCCTCCTCGACGGCGACGCCGGGGTAGCAGAGGCAACGGCCAGAGGGGAGGCGCATGCGCAGCCAGCTGCCGTCGCGTTGGAAGACGAGCTTGCCACCGGCCGCCTCGACCCGCAGGCCCGGTTGCTCTGCGGCGCGGATCGCGGCGCGCTCGGTCTCGTACCACAGCTCGACGATGTGCTTGTTCTTCTTGCGCCAGGCCTTCACGATCTCGAGCGCCCGGGCGTCGGACATCTCCAGCCCGTAGATGCGGGCCATCGCCTGGAACGCGCCGACGGCACCTTGGTAACCGCAGGCCAGCTCGGGCACCTTGCCCTGCGCCTGGCGTTGGTCGGCCGTGACCTGGTCGATAGGTATGTTCAGCACCTCGGACGCGCCGACGTAGTAGAGGTCGGGGCCGGTGCCTGCGTCGTAGTCCCTGAACGCGCGGAGCTTCCACTCTTCGCCTGCCAGCCAGGCCAGGAACCGGCCTTCGATGTTGGCCAGGTCGGAGGACACCATCTTCTTGCCGGGCCCGACGGTCAGCGCGCCGCGCGTGCAGTTGGCGGCGGTGTTCATGACGTTGTCGTAGACCAGGTCCGCGCAGTCCGCGAGGAAGGCTTCGATGGCGTCGAGGATGGCCTGTTGCTTCAGCGTCGGGCGCATCAGGTTCTGGGGCTGGAAGAGGCGGCCAGCCCAGCGGCCGGTGCGCGCAGCGCCACAGAACTGCAGCGTGCCGCGCAGCCGCCCGTCGCTCGACGTCCCCCGCAGGAGCGTCTTGTACTTGGCGGTCGACGACACCGTGGCCATGAGCCTGATGCGGAGCAGGTGTTTAACCGGCTCTGGCAGGTTCTCGTCGGCCAGTCGCCGCTCGAGCGTGCCCTTCTGCATGTCGGGCAGGTCGACGCCGAACTCGCCGAGCAGGTACTTCAGGAAGGCGTCGCGCTGGGTGGTGCTCTCGAGCCCCTGCCCCGTCTCCGGGTCGAAGCCGGTCAGCTCCTGGGTCTTCGCCTTCAGCCCCTTCTTGGCCAGGTCCGTGGCGCGCACGGCGGCCTCTGCCAGGGCCAGGTCGACGGCCACGCCCCTGTCGTTGATCTTCTGGTCGAGCACCCACAGGTCACGCTCGCGCTGGTTCCCGGGGTAGTTCCACTTGGGCAGGCGCTTGCGCACCTCGCGCATCGACAGGATGTCGGACCCCGCGTAGTCGAGGAACCGCTGCCACTCAACGGGGTGGGTCTCGCGCGTCGCGCGCCTGACCTTGGAACTCTGGGGCCTGGGTTTGCAGAAGAGCTGGACCAGCTGCTTGCCCGCCTTGTCCTTGGCAAGGTCGGTCGGCACGCCCAACACCGAGCACAGCTTGTCGAGGGAGCCGGGAAGGCCGTGGGCGAGGGCCTGGACCATCGTGTCCACGACCTTCTCGACCGGCATCTCGTAGCCCCATGCGTGGCGCAGGACGGTGCGGTCGAAGGCAGAGTTCTGCCAGACCTGCTCGTCGGCGGCGTCGGCGGCGGCCAGGGCCACCTTGACCTTGTCCTCCCAGCCGGGCCTGGTGCAGTCGATGACCTCGACTGGGCCTTCGTCAATAGCCCAGGCCAGGACCGTGATCTCGACCTTCTCTGCGTAGCGGTGCAGGCCGTGGGCGAGGGGCGTTTCGCAGTAGGTTTCCGTATCGCCAAAAAAGGTGGTCAACGGTTCTTCCCTCTGCGGCTGCGCAGCCGCGTCCAGGTCCAGCCGAAGGCTCCCTTGACCGTGCCGTCGGCCGCGTTCTTCACGGCGTTGCGCCACACGTCACGGCTCTCGCCGGTCATGCAACGCGCCGCCTCGGAGATGGTCATGAAGTAGAGCACGTCCTCACCACGGCGGCCTTCGACGTAGGCGCTGGCGGCGGGGATGTCGATGTAATAGCTGCGGGGCACCACGATGTCGGGGGTCTTGGACTGCGGGCCCCGGGGCTTCGGTTCGCTGTCGGGGCGATCCTCGGAGCCTTCGATCCGGTAGCGGTTGTCCTTCTGGGCCAGCGCCAGTCGCAGCGCCTCGGCGCGGGCCAGCCTGTCGGGGTGCGGATCGCCCGTGGCCTCGGGAGGGAGGGGCGTGCCGGGCTTGATGCCGGTGCGGGCCCGAAAGCCGTAGCTGTCCGAGTGTCGGGAGCGGGGGGCGGGGTTGTGCGACGCGCGGTCGAACACCGGCACCTCGCCCTGGAAGGAGGGCTCCGTGCCCTGGCTGATTTCGTTGATGTGACGCTCCTTGAAAAAGGAGCGCGGGGCAGAGGGTTTCTGTTGCACGTCTCTTGTCCTTCTAGCAGATCGGGGGTGGCCCGGGAGGACCACCCCTTCTCCTGTTAGACCCCGGCCTGGGACGGGTTGTCAAGCCGCTTGGCGAGGGCTTCGGCGTAGTTGGCGGCCAGTCCCACGACTTGGTGGAACGTGAGACGGCTGTTGATCGTGTCGTTGGCGAGGATGCCCGCCAGCGCGTGGCCCGCGAGGTAGCCGACGTTGTCTCTGTGCTGGCGCTCCAGGCACTCTTCGGAGTGTTCGCTTTCCATCAGGCGAGGTCTCCCGCGTCAACACCGTCGGCGATGTCGTCGAAGTCGTCGGCCGAGGCCGGTGCGCCGCCCGAGAAGGCGTCGCCGTCGCTGTGGAACTGCAGGCCCTTGAGCTGGGCACGGATGCCGCGGCCCCACTTGTTGTCCTGCGCCCAGAACTCGACCTGGATGATCGCCTTGCAGCCCGAGTAGGGGCGGCCGTCGGACTGAACCAGGGGGGTCTTGTCCCGGTCGATCAGCAGCGGGCGGGTCGACGACTTGGCCGTGACGTAGAACATGTCCTCGAAGCCGTCGTAGGCACCGCCGTCCTTGTTCTTGTAGGGCTCCTTGACGAAGCCGACCTCCGGCTTCTTGCCGGTCTTGACCAGGTTGTCGAAGACCTGTTGGGCCTTGGCCCCCCACTTCTCCTTGGCCACGGCCAGCATGGCCTCGTCGAGCTTCTTAACCGTGGCCTTGTCGGCCGGGTCGACGATGAACTTGCCGTTGAACGCCGGGTCGCCGCCGTCGATGGCCGTGGCCTCGAAGACGTTGATGAAGGCGCAGCGGGCGAGGAAGTTGACTTTCATATTCGTATCTCTCTTCAGCATTTCAGGATGGGATTTAGCGATGGTCTCGTAGGCACGATCTATAGCTATGCGCCGGATCAAAGACCCAGGCAAGCCGGTATTTGCCGCCTCTTTCAGAAGAGCCTCGGCCGCGGCGGGCAGCTTTCCAATCAGCCGAGACATGGGGTTAGCGCACCGGCCAGAGGGTGTCGACGATGTCGAGCATCAGCTTGTAGCAGCCGTAGAGGGCCAGTGCGGTGAGGACGAAGTCGAACCAGGTCACGCCAGCGGCTCCTCGATGAGGGCAAAGTCGTCGGCCGTAGCCGCGACGGTGAGAGCGGGGCGTTTGTCGGAGGCCGGGGCCACCGAGGGTTTGCCCTGGCTCTGCGCGTATTGCTCCTGCAGCTTCTTCCACTGGCGAGGGCCAATGGTGCCTGCCTTGGCGAGCTTCTCGGCCGTGGTGGGGGAGATGAGTTTCAGCTCGAACATCTCCTCGACCTTGAGCCGCATGGAGCGCAGCTGCAGCTCTGCCTCTTCGGGGTTGATCCACTTCCTGTGGCCGCGTTTGCCTTCGACCAGCTTGAAGCCCGGCACCTCGACACCCGCGACGAGGCGGCGCTCGGTCTCGGCGCGGACGGCGAGGCAGAACATCTCCATCAGGTCGACCTTGGCCAGCGCCTCCGCGAGCACGTCGCCCGGCACTTCGGCCAGGGCGGCGGGTAGGGTCTCGGTGGTCAGGTCGACGAAGTCGTCGGCGCTGGCGGCGGTGGTCACCACGGCGGTGGTCTCGGCGGCCAGCGCCGGGCAGACGGCCTTGGCCTTGCACCACTGGCACTGGCTCGCGCCCGGGTTCAGCTCGGGCTTGCGGCCACCGTTGAGCTGGTAGACGGCATGTGCTGCTCCGATCCGCGCCTCGGAGGCGAACTCGAGCAGGTCTTCGACGTTGATCTCGTAGGTGCTCGGCTCCATCGAGACCTTGGGCTGGTAGATCGTCAGCACCACGCGCTTGATGTCGTAGGCCAGCGAGGCCAGGTCCAGAGCGCCCAGGCCGTAGAGCATGAGCTGTTTGTTGTCCTCGGCGGCGACGTAGTTGCGGCCGTATTTGAGGTCGATGACGTGGAGGGTGGTGCCGACGATCACGATGGTGTCGGCTGTGCCGTAGGCGTCGGGCTGGGCGAGGATGGGGGACAGGTCGACGACCTGCTCCACCATCAGCTCGCCGCCCAGGCCACGGACGTAGTCGCAGTAGCCCTGGACGCCGAGGACCATGTCCTCGTCGACCTCGAACTTGCGCCCGCTCTCCTCGATCTCGATCAGCCGACCGGCGTAGGCAGAGGCGTCCTGGCCAGAGGTCAGGCACCATTCCATCAGCTGGTGGGCGGCGGTGCCCTCATCGGCGTAGACCGAGGAGGTGTCGGGGAAGGGCTCTTCCATCTTGAGGGAGCCGGGGCAGGCCATCCAGCGGTGAGCGCCGGACGGCGACAGGCGGGCGTGGGCCTTGCTGGCGGTGGTGTCGTTCATGTTTCGATGTCTCCTCTTTGCGCTTTCATAACCAGCAATCTGCGCAGCACGCGCTTGCGCTCGCCCCGGGTGAGCAGAAGGTCCGCCTCCCCCACCCGCACCGCCTTGACGTTGCGGGGGAGGGAGGGGTCTCGTTTGGCGGGCTGGGGCACGCCCGGCACCACCAGGTCAGCGCCGAAGATCAGCGCGCCGCCCGAAGGGCTGGACATGCCCCTACGCATCAGCCCAGCACCTCGGCGGCACGAGCCAGGAAGGGGCCCCACTGTTCCTCGGTCAGATCGCCACCGACCTTGGCGTCGAACTCACCGAGCAGCTCGACGGCGGCGGCGCGGCCCTTCTCCTGGGAGACCTTCAGCACTGCGGCCTTGACCTGGGTGTAGTCGACCGCGGGGGCCCCCAGCTCGCTCGGCACGGCCTCGTCGACCGGCGGCTTGCCTTTGAGGATGGCCTTCACCTGGGCCTCGACCGGGGTGGCCTCCACCAGAGCCTTCACGGCAGGCTTGACGATGTCGCGCTTCAGCTCTTGGTTGACCGAGCGGATCGACATGGCGGCGGCCAGGTTGTTGATGGCCTCGGCCAGCTCGGGGCATTTGATGTCGAGAGTGATGTTCACAGCATGGTTTCCTTTTCAAAGTCGTTGTAGACGTTCTGGGGTTGCTCGTCGGCGTCGAAGGGATAGACGTCGTCGAGGCGCTCGGCCAGTTCGAGGATGAGGTCGCCGTCAGGCTTCATCAAGTTGAGGTGGGCGAGACGGGCGAACTCGATCAGCCCGCGCGTCGTCATGCCCTTGAGCTGAACGCGGGTCATGCGAGCCACCAGACGGCCAGGGCGACCTCGAGGCACACGCCCGCCACCAGGATGGCGAAGAGGACGCCCGAGAAGAGTTCGGTGCTCAAGTTCCTGTCGGAGGCGAAGCGATACCACTCGCCCATAGACAGGAGGTTGGCCAGGAAGACCACGAGCATGGCCAGCGTGAAGAGAGCGTCGCGCATCAGAGCATGTCCCCTTCTGCGTTGATGAAGTGGACCACGCCACCGGCCAGCTGGATCATGACGCAGGCCTGGCGGGCCCGACGGCAGGCTTCGGCCGCGATCTGCACCAGCACCCGACCGTCGCCAGCGCCGGTGGTCATGGCGATCTCGTACTTCAGGCTGTCGTCGTTGACGATCTCGCCGTCCCCGTTGCGCCAAGCGCCGGTCACGAGGGTCTGGGTGTAGCCGCCGAAGTTGTCGAGGATATCCCCGCGCAGGGCGGCGTGGGTTTCGGTGAGGCGGTTGCCGTCGTTGTCCCGCAGCGGCAGGATCAGGAAGGCAATGCGCTTGGAGAAGTCGGTCATGGTCTCTGTCCTTATTGGGTGCAGATGCCCGCGGAGATCAGGCTGGCTGCGGTTCGGCCGTAGTGGCCCTGGAGGGACCAGGCGGCCCCTGTGTCGATCAGGTTCTGGAAGAAGTCAACCATCTGGTCCTCTTCCATCTCGCCTTGCTCGTAGGAGATGATGTCGTCGATGCTGGGCATCAGCCGAACTCCACGGGGTTCAGCTCGGCACCTGCGGCGGCGCGCTGGTAGCCCAAGAGGACCAGCAGGCGGTCGAGGCCGCGGCCGCGAATATACCCGCCCTCCCAGCCCTTCGGGCCGTTGAAAGTGTAGCGGACTTCGTACAGCCCGTTGTCGAGGTTGCGGGCCGGGAACTCGCGCCCCTCAAACGTGACGGTGGTGGTAGCCATGTCTCTTGTCCTTCTGCCGCAGCGGCTTGTCCCGGCTGCCCACCCTCTCTAGGCCTGTCCGAAATAGGTGTCAAGCGTTTGGTTGTGAAAAATATGCATGTGAGAAAATGCTTGTACAACGCCTGGGCCGGGTATAGAGAGAGAGCCCGTCGGGACAAGCCGACACCGAAAAGGACTGAGACAATGATCGACATGCAAGACCCCCGTGACCACCGCCGCGTCGCGGCCATGATGACTGACCACGGTTCATCGCGCGGCTGGGACTTCCGCCCCTCCGACGAGCCTCCGATGTGGCTCCGCGCCGTGGCCGAGGTTCTTCGTCCTCGCAGCCTCATCATTCTGGCCGTGCTGGCCGGGGTTATCAGCTTGTGGTGGTTGTGATGGGGGCGACGCATACGCCGGGGCCTTGGGAGTTTGGGCCGGGATACAAGCCGGGCGACACTAGGTTTGATTTGTTCGCCCCCGGCGGCAGGCAAGTCATCGCACAAGCCAGCTACGAGAATATGTGGTTGGCCACCTATGACGCCGCGACCGATGCCGCCAACGCCCGCCTTATTGCCTCCGCCCCTGATCTTTTGGAGGCCTGCCGAGCGGGCCTTTATGTCGCTGAGGCTGAGGGGGCAAACGCGACGGCGGCTCTCATCCGCGCCGCCATCGCCAAAGCCACAGGAGAAGCATCATGACCGAACTCCCCGACGATATGGAGGCGGTTGTCAGCGCACGGCTTGTTGAAGTTGACGCTCACGGCGGCACTACGCCATTTCGCAATGCCTATTTTCGCGTTGATGTGATCCGCGCCCTCCTGCTCGCATACCAAGAGCGGGGGCGGGCTTTGGAGGCATTGATGGACGCCGAGTTCGCGCGCGACTGGCGAACATGGTCTGACGAACGGGCACGGCTGCTTCTTGGTGTCGGGCCGCGCTACGACGCCTTTATGACCGCCCGCACCACCCTCAGCCAGAAAGGTGATGAACGATGAGCGAGAGAGATCACCCGGTATCGGCGCTCCGAACACACGTCCCCGATTTGGAGCGATTGGCTTACAACCAAAAGCCAAAGACGCGCGACTGGACATACCTTCGCCTGCTTCAATACGATGAAACCGACCTGTTCCAGTGGTTTGGAAAACGAAACGGCTCCTGTTTTGAGGACCAAGCGTCCGAACCGTTTCGCATCCCCGCCCGCCGCACCCCTGCACCAGAGGGGGAGGCTTGGCGGCACGTCTCGCAAGAGGAAATGGCGCAGGCTGCAAAGTTCGCATCCAACAACCTCGCATCCCCTGTCGTTCCTGTGATGAGAGCCGCTCTCCGGCAACGCTACGAACTCCCCACTGATATGGGGGCGGTTGTAGCGCGGCTTGAGGTGTCGGCAAGCGACCCTGCTCCGTGGCCGGACCTCCGCGCCCTCCTGAAAGCATACCAAGAGCAGCGCCGGGCTTTGCGAGAGGCGGCGGAGTATCTGTGCCGCCTTGAGGGCGCGCTCTTGGCTGACGACCTCGATATGCGCCTGAACTTCCCCGACGAGCCGTCTCCGACCGCGATGGCTGAACGCATCCTGCCGGGCTTTGACAGCATTGAATACGACCTCGCCCGAGCCGCCCTCAACCAGAAAGGCAAGAGCCATGACTGAGAAACTGAAGGCTTGTCCGTTCTGCGGGGGTGAGGCCCGCACCTTTGAATACGACGGGGCCAATCAGGCGACCTGCGGAGGAAAACACATTGACTGCGCGGGAACTGACGTTGTGGCCCCTGTCGCTATGTGGAACCGCCGCACCCCTGCACCAGAGGGGGAGGCTTGGCGGACTGTTCCGGTAGAGCCGACAAAGGCGATGCAGAACGAAGGCGTGAACGCTGCGTCCGATCATTTTGGATGGGCCGATGAAGGGCAGATCAAAACCATCCTGGCCGGAGGATGGTTGCGCGAGGCGGGCGCTTATGGCGGTCGCGTAACAGCGACTTTGGATGCGGCCAACAAAACCCAAGCCGCCCTTACAGGAGAAGACGCACCCGGTTTACCGACAAGCCAGAACACTGAGCCAGGCTTGCCGTTTTCCGACGCGGGCGAACCCTAAACGCAAAAGGCCCGCCGCCCCGGTGAAGGGACGACGGGCCTGATGCAATAAAAATACGCAAAAAGTGCTTAGGGGTATTGCGTAACATCTGCCTATGTGCGAGAACCAGTCATCGGCGCAGGGCAATCAAGCACTAGCCGGAACGGAACCACACAGATGACCACCACCTATCGCACCGACTGGATGGACCACGACGACGCGGTTCAAGTTCAGCACTATCCGCTCCACATGGGCGACAAGGGCCAATTGACCGCAGCGCGCCTGACCGCTCGTCAAATGAGCAAGCGCCACGGGGGGGCTTACGTCATAAAAACGGTGGATGGGCAAGACGTGGCCCAGCTCTGCTACACGAATGGTCGCGCTTGCCCTCATGGATGGGACGCCGGATGACTGTCGAGTTTGCCGCCGTGGCCGCTGGTGTGATAGCGACCTTGGTGGCGGTCGTGTTGCTCACCGTGCTATTTTATGAGCCAAACAAATGACCCCCGCTGAATACCGCACCGCTCTCGCAACCCTCGGCCTGTCGCAACTCGCGGCGGGCCGGTGGCTTATGGTCAGCCCGAAGACCGCACAGAACTACGCCACGGTCGGCCCCAGCGGTCCTGCGGCACGGGCCATGCGGATGCTGCTGGATATGAACGAGGCCGACCGGGCGAAGGCTCTGGCGGCGGAATAGGACAATGACACAACGATCTACCCCCTCCGTGCGAGAGCACATCGCCCAGGCCATCACCCTGGCCGGTGGTCAGGTGAAGCTGGCGGCCCTCCTCGGCGTCACGCAGCAGGCCGTCAGCGGCTGGCTAAATGGTGCCCGCTGGATGCCCGTGCGCCGCGCCCAGGCCATCCACGAGCGGCTCGGCGTGCCCGCCGCGAACCTGGTCAACCCAGAGAAGGTGCTGGGATAGCATGACCACCGAGAAGGACAACCTCATCGCGGCTCTCGAGCCGCTGACATCTCGCGCTCGCACCGACGTGACCGCCATCAAGGCCGCGACCGGCATGGCCTGGACCCGCGAGCCCCTGACCGAGGCGCGGCTGAAGCGCCACCTCGACGGCACGATGCCCCGCGGCGTCTGCCCCATCAAGGCGGGCGAGAGCACGACCAGGATCGCCCTGTTCGATCTGGACAGCCACAAGGGGGTGACCTCTTGGGCAGAGATGGTGGCTGTGGCCGAGAACCTGTGCAACAGCCTCGGCTGGTCTGGCCTGCAGCCGGTGCCCTTCCGCTCGACGGGCGGCAACGGCATCCACGTTTTCCTGATCTGGGATGAGCCGCAGGACGCCTACTCGGTGCGCCAGCTCTGCAAGGCTGCGCTGATTGAGATCGGCTTCAAGGACGGAGCCAAGGGTGTCGCTGCTGGCGAGATCGAGGTCTTCCCCAAGCAGAACAGCGTGCCAGAGCACGGCTTCGGCAACCAGTTCATCCTGCCCCTGGCTGGCAAGTCCGCACCGCTCGAGCCGCTCTGCGACTACGAGGTGATGGAGCGCGAGTACGCGCTGCAGCTGGCGTGGACGCCGTCGGCCCCTGTGCCGGTGGTGGAGCGGCCCGTGCGCGAGCTGGCCCTGGGGGATACGCAGGTCCAGCCCTCACAACTGCGCGACGCCCTGGCCGCCATCCCCAACGACACCAGCCCCCTCGGCTATGACGAGTGGCGCGACGTCATCTCGGGCGTCCACCACGCCACGGGCGGGAGCGATGAGGGCTACCAACTGGCCCATGAGTTCTCGGCCCGCGCTCCGCACTTCGACGAGGACGAGCTGGCCATCAAGGTCTGGGCCTGGCTCGACCAGAAGGGCGAGACCGCCAACCCCATCACCGAGCGCACGATCTTCGCCAAGGCGCGTGAGCACGGCTGGCAGGACGCCGCCTCGGTCGATGACTTCGAGGACTTGACGCCGGTGGTGATCGACGGTGAGCAGGTCGACCTGCCCCTTCCCGCCTTCATCCGCGACGGCAAGGGCAGGATCGAGGCGCTGATCGAGAACGTCCGCCCTGCCCTCCTGCGCCCCGACGTCTGCGGCATGGACATCCGCCTCGACGCCTTCCGCGGGGAGCTGGTCTACGCAGACGTCGAGCACCCGGGCAAGTGGCTCGCCTTCAAGGACCACCACTACACAGAGCTGCGCCTCACCCTCGCCGCCCTTGGCTTCAAGCCCGTGGGCCGCGAGATGATCCGCGACGTCGTGCTCTATGTGGCAGAGCACCAGAGCGTCGACACCGCCCAGGTCTGGCTCGAGGGCCTGACGTGGGACGGGGTGAAGCGGGTCGATGGTTTCTACCAGACGTACTTCGGCGTCGAGGCCTCGGCCTACACCACCGCCGCCTCGCGCTATATCTGGACGGCGATGGCCGGTCGCGTCATGACCCCTGGCTGTCAGGCGGACATGGTCCCGATCCTCACTGGCGCTCAGGGGCAGGGCAAGACCCGCGGCGTTCGGGCTATGGTGCCGGAGGACACCTTCCGTGAGCTTTCCTTCCACCAGGACGAGGACGCCCGTGCTCGACTGATGCGCGGCGCGCTGATGGTGGAGCTGGGAGAGCTGTCGGGCCTGCGGTCTCGCGAGATCGAGACCATCAAGGCGTGGATCACCCGCTCGAAGGAGGACTGGGTGCCCAAGTACCAGGAGTACGCCGTCACCCTCCAGCGGCGCTGTGTGATCCAGGGCACCTCCAACCCGACCGACCTTCTCGACGACCCTACGGGCGCGCGGCGCTGGTTGCCGATGGCCTGCGGCGAGGTGGACGTCGAGGGCATCGCCAGGGACAGGGACCAACTCTGGGCAGAGGCCCGGGTGATGCACGCGGCCGGTGGTGTCGAATGGCGCGAAGCGCAGGCCTTGGCCGAGGGTGTGCATGATGACTACAGGGTCACCGACACCTGGGAAGACGCCATCGAAAAGTGGCTCGAGACCCCCGACCTGGACGGCACCTTGCCGGGCGCGGAGGGCTTCAGCACACATGATGTGCTGACGCAGGCCCTCTGTTTTCGCGAACATGCAGTAAAACGCGCGGACGAGATGCGGGTCGCGAAGGTGCTCAAGGCTCTCGGTTTCCGCAATAAAGTGCAGAAAGACGGGGGCAAGGCGGTTCGGCGGTGGTCGCGGGGGTAAAACGGTTACGACCTCGACGCCAAGTTACGACCAGTTACGACCTCACGGCGGAGGTCGTAACCCCCGCCAGCAGGGCGTTTGAGGGGGCGGTTACAACCTCTACACTACTTTCTTAAGGGGAGAGGTAGAGTAGTAGTATAGGGGCCCCGTAGAGGGCCCTGGGGAAAGGTTAGGCGAAAAGTTCTGTAACCGCCGAAAAACAAGCATTTTGAGCCCGTATTCAGTCGTAAAAACAACAGCTTATTCGGTTACAACGTAGGTCGTAACCGGTCGTAACCAGGTCGCAACCGGCAGGAGCACGTAAAAAATGGCACGTTTGGGTGAGAAGCACCACGACGCGAAGCTGACCAACGCAGAGGTCGAGCTGATGCGGTCGATGTATGAGGAGGGCGGCTGGAGCTATGGCACGCTCGCCCAGAAGTTCGATGTCCACAAGGCGACGGTCGCCGACATCATCACATTCAGGATCAGGAAACAGGGATGAGGGGTACGACCGAAACTGTCGTATGGCTTGCGGCGGACCGCGCGCGTAGTCTCACCTGAACCATGACCCGTCCCTTGCTCAACATCCCGACGGCCAAGTACGACCCCGCGAAGGCGGCCCGCATTTGCGAGCTGCTGTCGCAGGGCATCACCCTGGCCCAGATACTGCGGGACTACGACGATCTGCCCTCGCGCTGGTCGATCCACCGCTGGATGGCCTCGAACCCCGAGTTCAAGACCGCCTACGAGATGGCTCGCGACGTGGGCTACGACGCCATCGCCGACGAGATTGTGAACATCGCCGAGGACGGCTCGGCCGACTGGGTCGTGCGCAAGAACCGCAACGGCGAAGAATACACCGTGGTGGACGCAGAGGCGGTGGCCCGTTCCAAGCTGCGGGTCTACGCCCGCGAGAAGCTGCTGGCCGCGTGGTCGCCCCGCTACCGCCCGCAGTCGGGTATCCAGCTGTCGAACCCAGAGGGCGGCCCCGTCGAGTTCACCGACGCCGCCGCCTCGGCCAAGATCGCCTCGTTGCTGGCGCTGGCCCAGGCCCGGGCAGACGGTGCGCCCGAAGACGGCTCAGACCTCGCGTGAGGCCCCCCTCGGTCGCCGAGGTCCAGAAGCTGCTGCCCCACCTCACCGAGGCAGAGAGGCGCGA